TCAGATTTGCTAGCAGCGGCAGAAGGCGATCTCTCAAAGTGGCTTGCAGAGCGACCATGGATAACTGCTTGTGAATGTAAAAACAAAACTGATCGATACAAAGTAAGTGAGTTGCAGGAGAAAACACGACCGTACTTCTCCATGAATGCATCCATCCAAATTTTAATCAGCTTTTTATGTCAAAATTTTACAAATGCCCTAGGAACATTCATAACTAACGCAGATAGTTGGAATGGTTATGGGTTCTCCATTGCCAATGGTGGTGGAAAACACATAAAAGACTGGGTAGAAAGTCTAAGAGAGGGACAGAAGAAAGTTGCTGTTTATGGAGACGATGTAATGTTGGTGTGGAAAAAGGGTGGCTTAACATACAATGTTATGCCAGATTTCACCCAACAAGATGCATATGTGGATTATGACACAGTAAACCAGACTATCAGTTACATACTTGCTGTTTATAGAGAACAACATGGTGAAAATCCATTTTGGGATACTATAGGAAGGGTATGGAGATGGATTGCTGTGGACAGTGATTTCTGGATAGACGGCACTCAAATGTATCATAAGCCAAAAGCAAGTTTAAGGACGGGTGTTGTAGGAACTACAGTCTTTGATACAGTAAAGAGTATCCTTGCGTATAATGTGTTGATCCATAAACGAATAGACTTAATGGATCCAGCTGCATGTATCAAAGAGTTCAGCAACATGGGATTGGTTATAAAGCCAGGAACATGGAATCCTGAATTAGTTAACCTCACACCTGAAAAGAACGCAGTCTTATTTAATGAGAAATGGTTGGGTTGTAAATTTATGTATTGCCCTGGTGGTACTGAATTGGAACCCATACCCTGGATTTCTCAGGAGGACCTATTTCAGCTTATTGGAAATCCTAGAATAAGAAAGAACATGCAAAGAACGGCCAAGCAGAGATATCTATTCGACATGGCGCGCGGCTACATGGTGACCGGTGCCTTTCATCATTCAGGAATTTGGAATGCATTGTGTGACATGATTAACGATGTTGATAATATCACCATAGTAATGCGAGTACAAGCAAATGATGGAAGAGGTGAAAAACCAGAACTGAAGTTACTTGATGACGAAGACTTTCAGTGGCCCAGCAGTGATGGTGTACCAAATCAATCATTTTGTGCAAATGTCTTTTTAAGTGAAAAGAATAAAAGACCGGACGCAAAATGGATTTATTTGTTCCCAGATCTGAAAGCGGATATAAAGAAAATTCACAAAACAAAGCACATGGCCCAAAAGTATGTAAAATTAGACACTAAACCCGGAGACTGGAACGACATGGTGTTGGAAGAAAAATTTACAACACTCACTGATTCACTTGTTGAGTCTAAACATCCCCCTGAGCTGGATGATTTAACAGCCTTGACTCTCAAATTTACTAAAAAGAAAAATGTAACGTATGCAAAACAAGAAACTGTTGAACAGAAGAAAGCTCGAATAGACGCTTTAATTGATGAGCAAGTTATTGAATTCTCCATAGATTGGATAATTTTGGTCTTTGGAAGCTATGGACGTGATTTTGTCGTTGGACATTTAATGGACAAGGGCTGGCACGTTCATCCAGGAAGATATTTCAGAAGAGCAAAATATGAAGGAAAATTAAACGTGGAGGAATTCAGGGATATTAACCATTTGCTTAAGTCACACAGCATCCCCATAAAGAAAAGAATGGATGTACCCAAAGTGCCAAAATGCTCCGATATATTGGAACAAGTTGCGCAGCATCTTGGACCAGAGTCACAAGATCCCGTGAGTAGAGTCTCATCGGCCTTTGTGACTATTGGTCAACCATTGGAGTTTGTAAACACTGTTCTTAGTAAACAACCACCTCAAGTTGAGCATAAGATTTACACTAAATCCGGTTCTTTTAGTAGAGCAAGAAGTGATTGTAATGGTAAATTGGCGAGAAAGATATTGTTTGATGGATTACTGGAGGAACTTGTTGATTTAGAAGCTGATACCAGTGAAGTACGAAAGATACAATTAGAAAGAGAACAAAAGAAGCGTGAATTAATAAAAGAGAAAGAAAAAGAAGAGATAATTTTGGAAAACCTTAGAGATACCGAAATTCAAATAGTAAAACCCAGAAAGAGATTAGCAATCAACTTTTCTACAACATTGGATAGATTGAAGGATGACGAAGTCAAAACAGAGAAAGCTAAAGAATTCGACGACGACCATGGCCCTGGTGCCGGTTACACCCAAGAACACTCAGGTAACCGCCCAGATGACGAATAAACGACGCAAAAGAAATAGAAGAAGTAAAAGAGTTTTACAACGTAGAGTCACTATGAGTGATGCTGGAATGGCATTTTTAAAATGTGCATTCGCCCCTCCTGACTTCTCTATTGACCCCGGTATGGGCATCCCGGATACGTTCCAGGGTAGAACATTAAGCATTAAGGACTGTTTTACTGGAACTATAACCGCAAAAAGCCAGCAAACTGTTTACATTTTGGTGGCGCCCATACCTGGCTTTGCGTACTTTATTAATTCCCAAACCTCTAACGAAAGTCGACCAATTGAATTTCAAGGTGTTCCTTTTCCTACGTACAAAGCAAATTTTGGCATAGGCCAAACTGGTGGAAACCTTAACTATTCAAAATTTAGATATGCCTCGAGTTGTGTTGGAGTTTACCCCACTTGCAATTACATGACATTCAATGGTTCAATACAGGTTTGGAAGGCTCCATTATCTTTGGGTTCAACAGAACAAACTGTTGTTACCGATGTTGATTTCGCCAACAATAAGGTAAAAGATGGTGATGCAACACAGATAATGTTGTCCGGAACAAACAGTATAGTTACCGTACCACCAAGAGACAACTATTCAGCATCCTTCATTGATGGCTGTTATGCAGTCAACACTGATTTGGATGATTTTGAATGGAATGAGTTTAGATTATCGAAGCAGTTCACCTCGGACGGAAAACGAGAGGCTGAATCTGGCAGAGTTAGACTCGTCTCCGCTGAAGACACGTGGTTGACTGGATTATGAAATTTGGAAACGACCATAATAAAGATTCGAAATGATAGCAAAGATGATGTCGGCGCTATCATCAAGATTTGGAATTGCATTGAGTTACAACCTAACACAAACTCATCCATCTACCAGTTTTCGGGAATTTCTCCCCCTCATGATGCTATGGCTCTTGAAGTCTACCATAAAGTAAAAACTAAAATTCCTGTAGCTGTCGACTGTAAAAAGAATGCAACATTTTGGCAAAACCTGTTGAACATCATGAACAGTGTGTTCAAGGCTGGATCTTATATCCCCGGACCCATTGGACTGATGTCTTCAGGTTTTAATACCGTGACCGGTGCCCTTCAAACACTCACATTGTAAATACTCTAATACGCTTATTAAAAACTGTTCAAACACATTGGTTGTGGCCTATACTAACACATAGGTACAAACTGGGTTCGAATC